ATGGCGGACACACCCTCGTCCGGTCGCATCGCGTGTTCCGTTCCGGCGGAACCCGCGTTGGCCGATCATGACTGGCGCGCGCGCTTCCTCTCCGAACTGGCGGCAAGTTCGAACGTCGCCGCCTCCGCCCGCAAGGCCGGTGTTGCTCCGGCGCTGGCCTACGCAGCCCGGAGGCAGGATCCCGAATTCTATCGCGCCTGGCACGAGGCGCTTTGCGAAGGCTACGACCACCTTGAAATGAACCTGCTGCACCGGCTTCGCGAGGGAGAAGTGAAACCGGCCGCCGGTTCCCGACGTGGCACGCGGCTTTTCGACAATGCCACGGCCCTGCGCCTGCTCACGCTTCACCGTGAAGCAGTCGCAAGGCAGCGGGCCCAGCGGGAAAGCCGCGATGCCGGGGCCATCCTCGATGCCATCGACGCCAAGCTGGACCGGATGCGCGCCCGCAGCGCTGCAACCGGATCCGATACGGACAGGCCGGCCGATGCAACGCAGTGACCGCCTTGCCTGGCTGCTCTCATTGCCCCTTCGCGAAAGACGCAGGCGCGTGCGCGAACTCAGCGAGGCGGAACAGGCCGAATTCCTCACTCACTGGCGGCTCTGGGCGCGACCTGAACAGCTGGCTCCGCCAGGCGACTGGCGGACATGGCTGGTCATGGCAGGACGCGGATTCGGCAAGACCCGCGCAGGTGCCGAATGGGTTCGTTCAATCGCGGAGTCCGATCCGGCGGCGCGCATCGCATTGGTGGGCGCAACCCTGCCGGAGGTGCGGGCGGTGATGGTCGAGGGCGAAAGCGGACTCCTGGCGATCTGCCCTGCGCGCCGCGCGCCGGGCTTCGAGCCTTCCCTGCGGCGGCTGGTCTGGCCCAACGGTGCGCAGGCCCTGCTCTATTCGGCCGGCGAACCGGAATCGCTGCGCGGTCCGCAGCACAGCCATGCCTGGTGCGACGAGATAGCCAAGTGGGACAATGCCGCAGGCAAGGCAGGCCGCACCTGGGACAATCTCCTGTTCGGCCTGCGTCTGGGCGACAGGGCCCGGGCCATGGCGACGACGACACCGCGGGCCGTGCCGCTGGTCCAGCGCCTGCTCTGCGAGCCGGACGACGACCTCGTCATCACCCGCGGCAGAACCGAGGACAATCGCGACAACCTGCCGCCCAGCTACTTGCGCGACATGCGGCGCAGCTTCGGCAAGTCCCTGCTGGGACGTCAGGAACTCGACGGCGAACTGCTCGACGATATCGAAGGTGCGCTCTGGACCCGCGCCCTGATCGAAGCCTGCAGGGCCAGCCCGCCCGCTGAAGCGGTTCGCGTCGTCATCGGCGTCGATCCGCCCGCTTCGGCAGGCGGCGATGCCTGCGGGATCGTCGTGGCCGCCCGCTGCGCGGAAGGACGCGGGCACATTCTCGCCGATGCCTCGGTCGAAAAGGCCAGTCCGGAGCGCTGGGCCCGCGCCGTGGCCGGCGCGGCAGCCGCCTGGCGCGCCGACCGCGTCGTCGCCGAAGCCAATCAGGGCGGGGCAATGGTCGCCAGCGTCCTGCGGGCCGCCGACGTTACGCTGCCGATCCGGCTGGTCCATGCCAGCCGCGGCAAGGTTGCCCGCGCCGAGCCGGTCGCCGCGCTCTACGAAGCCGGGAAAGTCCGCCATGCAGGACATTTCCCTGCGCTCGAGGACGAGCTCTGCGGGTTGATCGCGGGCGGCACCTACCAGGGTCCGGGCCGCTCACCCGACCGCGCCGACGCCCTTGTCTGGGCCATCACCGAATTGCTGCTCGACCGCGCCGCCGCGCCGCGCGTGCGCACCACCTGAGCCAACCAGCGAAAGGCAATCCCCATGTCCTTCATCGATACGCTCCTTGCCGCCTTCAAGGGCGAGAGTACCCGCGCGCCACTGGCGCGAGGGCCGGCATCGCCCTGGTTCTTCGCCGATGGCGGCGGCGGGCGCACGCCCTTCGAATACAACCTCGCCGTGCGCCAGGCCTATCTCGACAATCCGGTGGCCCAGCGCGCGGTGCGGCTGGTGGCGGAAGGGATCGCCGGTGCGCCACTGCAGGCCCCCGATCCGGGGCCCATCGCCCTCGTCACAGCGACGAGCGCCGGGCAGTCCCTGCTCGAAACCATCGTCTCGCACCTGCTGCTGCACGGCAACGCCTACGTTCAGGTCATCAAGGATGCGCGCGGTCGCCCCGCCGAGCTGTTCGCGCTGCGCCCCGAGAGAATGACGATCCTGGCTGGCGACGACGGCTGGCCGAGCGCATTCACTTACGCCGTAGCCGGGCGACAGCTGGCCATCCCCCTGCTCGACGAGGACGCCTCGCCGAACCTCATCCACATCCGCCACTTCCATCCGGCGGACGACCACTACGGCGCCGGGTGCCTGACCGCCGCGCACGAGGCGATCGCCACCCACAACGCTGCTTCGCACTGGAACCGGCAACTGCTCGAGAACGCGGCCCGGCCTTCGGGCGCGCTCGTCTACGAAGCGGGTGACGGCAACGGGTTGACCAGCGACCAGTTCGACCGATTGCGCAGCGAACTGTCATCCGCCTTTGCCGGTTCGGGCAATGCCGGGCGCCCGATGCTGCTCGAAGGCGGACTCAAGTGGCAGGCCATGGCGCTGAGTCCGGCCGACATGGATTTCGCCACGCTCAAGGCCGCGGCCGCCCGCGACATCGCGCTCGCCTTCGGAGTGCCGCCGATGCTTCTGGGCCTCCCAGGCGATTCGACTTACGCCAATTACCGCGAGGCCAACCGCGCGCTCTGGCGTCTGACCCTGCTTCCGCTAGCCGCCAAGATGCTGGCGGCCATCGGCGAAGGTCTGGAGCCATGGTTCCCCGACGCCGCGCTCACCATCGACCTCGACCGGATCCCGGCGCTTGCCGAAGACCGCGAGCGGCTCTGGGCGCAAGTCGGTGCCGCCGACTTCCTTGCACCTTCCGAAAAGCGCGCCTTGCTCGGCCTGCCCGAGCGCCCAAACCATGCGGAGGCCGAGCAATGACCAAGAGCGACATGTTGACCGGGCTCGTCTCACAGGCCGCAAACGAGGGCAACGACATCGTCACCCTGCGCGCCATCGTCGAGGAAGCCAGCGAACTGGGCGCGAGCCGGATGCTCGAGCGGATCGGTCTCGACGATGCCACGGCCCACGAGGACGTGAGCGAACTGCGTGAACTGCTCCAGGCGTGGCGTGACGCCAAGACGAGCGCACAAACAGCGGCGATCGGCTGGATCGTGCGCGGGCTGTTGGCCCTGCTGCTGCTGGGCATCGCGGTCCGGCTCGGCGCGACGGAGCTGCTGCGATGAACGGCCCGCGCTTTGCCGGCTACGCCGCCCTGTTCGACCGCCGCGATGCCGGGCGCGACACGATCCGCCGCGGCGCCTTCGCCCGCACACTTGCCGAACGGCGCGATCCGCTGCCGCTGTTCTGGCAGCACCGCCCCGACCTGCGCATCGGCTGGATCGAGACCCTGGCCGAAGACGCTCGGGGCCTGCGGGTGATCGCCGCACTCGACAATCCGCAAGGCGCGGCAGCCCTCTCCCTTCGGAACGGGGCCGTCTCGGGCCTCTCGTTCGGCTACCGCGCGCGCACCAGCCGCCCCGGCCGCGACGGGCGCGAACTGCTCGACATCGACCTGTTCGAAGTCAGCCTCGTCTCCCGCCCGATGCAGCACGGCGCGCGCGTTCATCTCGTCTGCTGAAGCGCGCGCCCTCTCCGGGCCGCACCAACTTTTCCCACCGACCGAAAGGCAATTGCTGATGGAATCCCCTGTGCCCACCGAAAACCTCGAAGCCTCGTTCGATCTCGTCGCCCGGCAGGATGCGACCGAGGCCACCGTCGAAGCGATCCGCACCGACGTCGAGGACGTGAAGTCCCGCCTCGATCGCATCAGCCGCGCCGCTGCCCGTCCGGTGATCGCAGGCAGCGTGGCCGCCAGCCCCGAAGTGAAGGGCTTCGTCGAGGGCTACCTGCGCCATGGCCGCGAGACCGAGCTCAAGTCGATCTCCGGCGCGGTTGCGGCCGACGGCGGCTATGCCGTGCCCCGGGAAATCGACGCGCTGATCGCCTCACGCCTCACCTCGATCAGTCCGATCCGCTCGATCGCCCAGGTCGTGCAGACCGGCAGCGCGGGCTATCGCAAGCTGGTGACGACCGGCGGCACCGCGTCCGGCTGGGTCAGCGAAACCGCTGTGCGCCCGCAAACCGATACGCCCGGCTTCGCCGAAATCGCCCCGCCGACCGGCGAGCTCTACGCCAATCCGGCGGCGAGCCAGGCGATGCTCGACGATGCGGTCTTCGACCTCCAGTCCTGGCTGGCCGACGAGATCGCCACCGAGTTTGCCCGGGCCGAGGGCGCGGCCTTCGTCAGCGGTGACGGGGTCAACCAGCCGAAGGGATTTCTCTCTGCGCCGACCAGCACCGCCGGCGACGCTGCCCGCACCTTCGGGACGCTGCAGCACCTCGCCTCGGGCGATGCCTCCGGCTTTGACGCCGCGCCCGATCTCAAGCTGATCGACCTCGTTCATGCGCTCAAGTCCGGGCACCGTCAGGGGGCGAGCTGGGTGATGAACTCGGCCACGCTGGCCGAAGTGCGCAAGCTCAAGACCAACGACGGCGCTTTCGTCTGGCAGCCCGGCCTCGTCGAAGGCCAGCCCGATCGCCTGCTGGGCTATCCCGTCGTCGAAGCGGAAGACATGCCCGACATCGCCGCCGGGGAATGCCCGATCGCCTTCGGCAACTTCCGCGCCGGCTATCTGATCGCCGAACGCAGCGCCACCGCGATCCTGCGCGATCCCTACACCAACAAGCCCTTCGTCCACTTCTACGCCACCAAGCGGATCGGCGGACAGGTGCTCGACAGCGACGCGATCAAGCTCCTCAAGATCGCTGCCTGATCGAACGGTCGTCCCGGCCCGCGCCGGGACGACACCTTTCCCATTGTCGATGGAGAGACCGATGAACCGGGTCATCCTTACGCCGGCCACGCTGCCGAGTTCGGCACTCGCCGAAGTCAAACAGTGGCTTGGCATTACCACCGCGCAGGACGATGCCGCGCTGCAGGCCCTGCTGGAAACCGCGCTCGACCAGTTCGAGGCCTTCACCGGACAAAGGCCGCTGGAGTCCGAATGCGAAGAAACGCTGGACGCCGCTGCAGGCTGGATGAGCCTCGCCACGCGTCCGGTCCAGGCGATCACCTCTCTCGAGACCCTGGCGGCCGATGGCTCCCGTATGGCGCTGGCGACCGAACGCTATGACATCGATCTCGATGCCGATGGCACCGGGCGCATCCGCTTGCTGGCAAACAAGCCGGACGCACGGATCGCCGTGCGCTTCACCGCAGGCCTCTCGGCTGCATGGGACGATCTGCCCCAGTCCCTGCGCCACGGCGTGATCCGGCTCGCCGCTCACCAGCACCGGGAGCGGGAAACCGAAGGTGCGGCACAGCTTCCGCCTGCTTCCGTCGCTGCGCTCTGGCGCCCGTGGCGAAGCCTGCGCCTGGCATGACCCGCCATATTATCGCAGCCGAGGCGGGCAAGGCCCTCGATGCCCTCGCCTCACGGCTGACCGCCGCCGCCTCCAGTCTCGGCAAGGCCCATGCCCGGTCCCGCCGCCTCGCCCGCCGCGACGACGAAACCCGTTGGCGCCGCGCGGACCTGGTCTGGCCCCTGTTCCCGAAAGGATAGCCCATGGAAGTGCCCTTGCGCGCCGCCCTGCTCGATTGGCTGACCGCCGATACCACTCTGGTCGATCAGTTGAATGCCATCGTCGAGGAAGCCCCCTTGCGCGCCAGCCTGCCCTGGCTCGCGATTGCGGCCAGTGCCAGCAGCGACTGGAGCACCAAGACCGCTGCGGGCCGCGAGGTGCGCGTCGCACTTGAATTGCATTGTCGCGGCGACCGGCCCGATGCTGCGGCCGCGCTCGTCGCCGCCATCGAGGCGCGGATCGAGGCCATGCCGCGCGAGCAGTCAGGGCTCGCGATCGTCACGATCCGGTTCCTGCGCGCCCGCGCCCAGCAGCGCAGCGAGAGCCGCCGCGCGATCCTGCTCGAATACGGTTTCCGGCTGCTCTCGCAGTGATCCCCCAGTCCCTCTCTTTCCAAGGAGTACGCAGATGTCCGCACAAAAAGGCAGCGCCTTCCTTCTCAAGATCTCCGATGGCGGGAATCCGGCCACGTTCCGGACCGTGGCCGGTCTTCGTACCACGCAGATGTCCGTCACCGGTGAAACCGTCGTCATCACCAGCAAGGACAGTGGCGGCTGGCGCGAACTGCTTTCCGGCGCAGGCGTCCGCGCGGTGTCGGTCAGCGCGGCAGGCCTCTTCCTTGGCAGCGCCGCCGAGGCGCAGATCCGCGCCAACGCCATGAACGGCACGCTCGACAGCTACGAGCTGAGCTTCGAGGACGGCGAGAAACTGCGCGGCAGCTTCCTCGTCCAGCGGCTCGACTATGCCGGCGACTTCAATGGCGAGCGCAATTACACGCTCCAGCTCGAAAGCTCGGGCGAGGTATCGGCGGCATGAAACAGGCTGAGGCCGAGCACAGGCGGACGAACCCGCTGCGCGGGGAAGCTGCCGTCCAGATCGACGGGACGGCCCATGTCTTGCGCCCGACCTTCGGCGCCCTCGTCGCCGCAGAGGAGGAACTGGGACCGCTCTTCGCGCTCGTCGAGCGGGCGGGGGCCGGAGAATTGCGGCTGTCCGAACTGGCGACTCTGTTCTGGCACTGTCTCGCCGACCGGCAGGCGCTGACCCGGGAAGCTCTGGGCGAGGCGATTGCCCGGTGCGGACTGGCCGCCTGTACCGGGCCACTACGCACCCTGCTTTCGCAGATCCTCAAGGGCAGCGGATGAGCCCCTCGTTCGGCGAACATGCGCTGGCTCTGTTCGCAGTGGCCGCACGTCACTTGGGCTGGCGACCGGACGTATTCTGGGCCGCCACGCCCTGCGAACTGGCCGCAGCCCTGCGCCCGCCCCTCCCCCCCGCCGCGTCCGGCATCGACCGGGCCGCACTGCAAAGGCTGATGGAAAACGACCATGGATGACGAAATCGAAAGCCTGCTGGTCGATGTGCGCGCCAGCACCGAGGGCTTTGCCCGGGACATCGCAACGATGCGCGCCAGTGTCGAGACCGATCTGGTTTCCGGTTTCACGAAGGCCGGCGATGTACTGGAACGCGGCCTTGCCGGCGCCATTCGCAGCGGCAATCTGGGGTTCGACGATCTCAAGCGCGTGGCAAGCGAAACGCTGAGCGCCATAGCCGCGCAAGCGGCACAGGGCCTGCCTGCCGCATTGGGCATCGGCGCTTCGGGTAGCCCTGTCGACTTCGGCAGCATTCTGGGCTCGGCCTTCGGGCTGCCCGGCCGGGCTACCGGCGGCAATGTCTCGCCCGGGCGGGGCTACCTCGTCGGCGAGCGGGGGCCGGAGCTTTTCGTGCCGACTTCGGCCGGCCGCGTCGAAGCCGGAACGCTTGGCCAGCCGAGGGCGAGCGACGTGCGCGTGGCCATCAACCTTGTCGCCCCTCGCGGGTCGAGCACGCCGCAATCGTTGCAGCGTTCCAGCCGTCAGGTAGCCAGCGCCGTGCGGCGCGCGCTTTCCCGAAGCTGACCGCCAACCGTCCCGGAAAATCACCAGGACGACAATCAGGCATTTCACCCAATCCGGAGAACCCCGATGGCATTCTGGCTCGCTTCGCAGCGCGAAGGACAGGTGAGCGACTGGATCCAGCGCTTCGACGCGCGTTTCTGGACCGTCAACTTCCCCCGCCCGATGGTGGCCACCGTGATCTCGACCGCCCCCGACGCGCTACGCGTGGACGCGTCGTTCCTGCGCAAGGCGGATCTCGGCGGCCTGATCTGGGCGAGCGAGGATACGCTCGATCACCCGCTGCTCGCCTATCGCACCGACCGCAACTATGCCCATACCTCGCTCCGCTTTCGTTGGCGGTCCGGCGGCGTGCTGCCGCTCGATGCCCTCTACGGCCCAACGCTGACCATCGAGGGCCGCGACAGGAGCGGCGCGGCGCGCACCTGGTATGTCCGCCTGTGGAACTATGCCGAGGGCAGCGGCGAGGACGCGCAGATCGCCTTGCCCTTTTCCGACCTTGAAAGCGGCTTTTCCCTGCCCGGCGAACGCATCTGGCCGGACGACATCGACCGCATGTTCATCTCTTTCGCGCCGCCCGGTTATGACGGCAGCGCCGACCCTCTGCCAACCGAAGCCGAAGGCTGGATCGAAATGAGCGAAATCAGTGTCGACGGTTCGCGTGCGATGCTGGAGATCGGTGACGTCATGGTGCCGCCACATGGCCTTGCCGTGGCCACCGGGTTCGACGACCAGGGCGTCCAGACTCCCGCGCGCCTCCTGCGCAACGTGCGACAACTGGGCTATCGCGGGTCGGTGGTGCTTTACCTCGGGATGAGCCACTATTTCCGCCTCACCGCCGAAGACGGCCGCTACCTTGCCGGCGGTAGCGCAGATCCTCTCAATACCCCGACCCGCGTCTGGCACCGTGCCTTCTTCGCCGAATGCCTGCGGCTGGGCTTCAGCCCGATGGCCTCGCTATCCTACGAACTGCTCGACCAGCACTGCCCCGAGGACTGGAAACAGCGGGACCATCTCGGCAATCCGGCCCTGACCGGCTGGACGCCGCCATCGACCTTGATCTCGCCTGCCAACGCCGCGGCGATGGGCTGGCTCCAATCCGTCGCGGCCGCGTTCGCCCTGCTCATGGCCGAAGCCGGCGCTCCGGTGCGCTTCCAGGTGGGCGAGCCGTGGTGGTGGACTTTTGCCAACGGCCGCATCTGCCTCTACGACGAAGCCGCCGTCGCGGCCTTCGGCGGCGCACCGCCCGCGATCCCCGACATGCGTGCCGCGCTCGACGCGGCGCAGAAGGACCTGCTCGACGCGGCCGGTGTCCTGCTTGCGCAATCGACGGCGGACGTGGTCACTGCGGTGCGCAGCGCCGTTGTGCCCGAGCCGGTGGAAGCGCTTGCCCTCGTCTTCACGCCCACGCTGCTCGATCCGGAGATGCCGGAACTCAAGCGCGCGAATCTGCCCCTGGGCTGGGCGGCCCCGGCCTTCGACCGGCTGCAGGTGGAAGACTACGACTGGCTGACCGCCGGGGCCGATGCACCGCGCCGCCGCGCCTATGAAGAAATCAACGCCCGCCTCGGCTATCCGCCTGCGGAACAGGACTACCTCGCGGGTTTCGTCCTGAACCAAATGCAGGCCGACCAGTGGCGTCTGATCGATGCCGGTATCGACGAAGCCACGCGGCGCGCGCCGCACGAGATCGTCGTCTGGGCTCTTCCGCAAATCGCGCGCGACGGTTTTGTCCGCCTGCCCTCCAACGCCAGCCAAGGAAGCGCCATGCAAGCCTTCGACGACGTGCCCTATCCGCTGCGCCTCGGGCGCGATGCCAGTATCTCGCCAGAGTTCTCGACCGCCGTATCCGTCACCGCCTCGGGGTTCGAGCGCCGCAACAGCCTGTGGTCGGATGCCCGCCTGCGCTTCGATGTCGGGCCGGGCATCCGCTCGGAACAGGAACTGGGCCAGCTCATCGCCTTCTTTCGGGCCCGGCGCGGTCCGGCACGGGGCTTTCGCCTGCGCGATCCCAGCGATTTCAGCTCCAACGCCATGACCGGGACGCCTACCGCCCTCGACCAGTCCCTCGGCGTCGGCGACGGCACGCAAACCGCTTTCGCATTGGTCAAGCGTTACGGCGATGGGGAAGAAGCACAGGTCCGCAGGATCACGCGTCCCGAATTCCCGACCATCCTGGTCAGCATCGATGACGCGATTCAGGTCGGGAACTGGTCGCTGGACAGCGGGGGGACGATCCTGTTCGACGATCCCCCTGCACCAGGAGCCGCGGTTCGGGCAGGCTTTCACTTCGACGTGCCGGTCCGCTTCGCCGAGGATCGCCTGGAGATTTCGGGAGCCGCCTTCGCAGCCGGGGAAGCGCCCAGCGTTCCCGTTATCGAAATCAGGGAGGCCGCATGACCCGGACATGGTTTGCACAGGACCTCGAAACGGTCGCGACCTTCTGGCGGATCCTGCGCCGCGATGGCGTGACCTTCGGCTTCACCACTCATGATCGCAACTTGTGGTTCGACGGCGTGCAGCACCGCGCCTCGCCGGGAATGGTGCCCTCCTCGATCCGCAAGCGCGCCGACCTCGATCCTGACAGCGTGGAAGTCCAGGGCATTCTCAGCGACGATTCGATCACGGCAACCGACCTTGCAGCCGGGCGATTCGACGGTTCGCGCGTATATATCGGCCTGATCGATTGGGAGACCCTCGAAAGGGTGGTGCTCTATTCCGGAACGCTGGGCGAAGTTTCCCAGGAGGGCGAGGACTTCTCCGCCTCGCTTGCTTCACGCAAGGCGGAACTGCAGTGCGACCCGATCCCCCGCACCAGCCCGACATGCCGTGCCGCATTTTGCGGCCCGGGCTGCAATCTCAATCCGCAGAGGTTCAGCCGCGAAGTGAGGCTTGTCGCCATGGACGCGCAGGCGAACGCAGCCACTTTCGAGGCGGATTTCGATGCCGCACTCCATGTCGGCGGAGCGCTACGCTGGGTCGACGGACCGCAGGCCGGGATCGCGATGTCGGTCATGTCGGCGGACCCGGCAGGCGGCCTCGTGCTCGACACGCCGCTGGATGAAACGATCCCACCCGGCAGCGCAGCGGTGCTGCGCGAAGGCTGCGACCGCACACTGGATACGTGCGCGGTCCGCTTCGGCAATGCCGTCAACTTCCGCGGCGAGCCGTTCCTGCCCGGCAATGACATGCTCACCCGCTATCCTTCCCCTGTGCAATGACCGGCGATGAACTGGCGCGAGCCGCGCTGGAACTGGTCGGCACGCGCTGGAAACTGCACGGACGCGATCCGCGCCACGGCCTGGATTGCGTGGGCGTGCTGGCTGTCGCTGCGGCATCCTGCGGCCAACGGGTTGCGCTCCCCAACGGCTACCCCCTGCGATCGCGCAGGGTCCCTGATCCGGAAGATATCGTCCGGCAGCTCTCGCTCGAACCTGCGAGCGGTTCGTGCCTGCCGGGCGACGTCCTGCTGCTGAGGCCCGGCCCCTGCCAGTATCATCTGGCCATCGCCGTCGGCCAGCGCTGCATCGTCCACGCCCATTGCGGCCTTCGCCAGGTCGTCTGCGGCGCCTTGCCCGAAGGCTGGCCCACACTTGGGCACTGGCGCCCCCACTCTTCCGATTGAGGACCTGATATGGCGACGCTTATCTTCAGCACTGTGGGCACTGCGATCGGCGGCCCGATCGGCGGGGCCATCGGCGGCCTCGTCGGCCAGGGCATTGACACTGCGATCTTCGGGTCCGGCCGCCGCGAAGGCCCGAGACTGCAGGAACTGCAGCTTACGACCTCGACGTACGGCCAGCCGCTCCCGCGCCATTTCGGCACCATGCGTGTAGCCGGTTCGATCATCTGGGCGACCGATCTCGTCGAACACAGCGAAACGCAGGGAGGCGGCAAAGGCGCCCCCACCGTCACCACCTACAGTTACACCGCCAATCTGGCCGTGGCCCTCTCCAGCCGCCCGATCCTGGGCATCGGCCGCATCTGGGCGGACGGCAAGTTGCTTCGCGGCACCGAGGGCGACCTGAAAGTCGGCGGCACCATGCGACTGTATACCGGCGAAGGCGACCAACCTGCCGATCCGCTGATCGCCGCGAACGAGGGCGCCGAACGTTGCCCGGCCTGGCGCGGTCTCGCTTACGTGGTGTTCGAAGGGCTCGACTTATCCGAATTCTACAATCGCCTCCCCGCGATGACCTTCGAGATCCTCGCCGACGAAAGTTTCGATCTGCAGGACGTGGTGGGCGAACTGGTCGACGGCATCGACGCACGGGTTCCGTTCGACGGCATCACCGGTTACACCGTGAATGGCCCTTTGGCGCAATGCATCGAAACGCTCGATCCCGTGATCCCGCTCAACATTTCGGGAGACGGCGAGGGCTTTGCGATCAGCCATGAGCGCGACCGGGACAATCCGCGCCCGTTGCCCGCGCCGGCAGTCTCCATCGAGGACGGCGATTTCGGCGGATCTCTCGGCTTTACCCGCCATCGCCTACCAGCATCGCAGCAACCGGTGCGAAGCCTGCGCTATTTCGATGCAGAGCGCGACTACCTACCCGGAATACAGCACGCCTCCGCCTCGCCCCCGCCGGGACAACCCCGCAGCATCGAACTTCCGGCAGCGCTCGATGCGCAAGCGGCCCGGGCCCTGATCGAGAAAGCCTCGCGCCGGATCGACTGGTCACGCGACCGCCTCGCATGGCGCTCCTGCGAACTCGATCCCGCAATCGCGCCGGGATCGACCGTTTCGGTCCCCGGTGTGGCCGGGCCATGGCGTGTGATCGAATGGGAATGGCGAGCAAGCGGCGTCGAATTCGCGCTGGAACGCCTGCCCCCGGTCGGCGCAATCGATGCCCCTGACCTCCCGGCTGACGGCGGCCGTGCGAACCTGCCCGCCGACCTGCCCCTGGCCTCGACGCAACTCGTCGCTTTCGAACTCCCGCCGGGCACGACGAACAGCGATGCGGCCAGCCCGAATGTCTTTGCGGCCGTATCCGCCGCTTCGGCTAATTGGAGCGGGGCCGCACTCTATGCCGACAAGGGCGATGGTGAAATGCTGCCGCTCGGCCCCAGTGGACGGAGGCGCAGCATAATCGGAACTGCCGCGACGATACTGAAACCGGGACATCCCCTGTTGTTCGATCGGGAGCGGACGGTTGAAGTCGCCCTGGTAGATCCCGCGATGATCCTCAGCTCCGCCTCTTTCCGCCAGATGACGCTGGGGGCAAACCTTGCCCTGCTCGGGCAGGAGATCATCCAGTTCGCAAATGCCCAGGCTATCGGTGAGGGCCGCTGGATGCTGAGCGGGCTTCTGCGCGGTAGGGGCGGCAGCGAAGCGGCTGTATCGGGTCATGCGATCGGCGAGGCTTTCGTTCTGCTCGATTCCCGGCTGGTGCCGCTCGATGCCTCTGCGCTCGGCGCGGACCGCAATCGCCAGGTTCTCGCCATCGGTCGCGGGGACGGCGAGCCCGTCGCGTCTTCAGTACTGCTCGGCGGCATCACGCTGCGCCCGCTCGCTCCGGTGCATCCGCGCCACACCCTGAAGAGCGATGGCACCTTGCACCTCTCGTGGACCAGACGCGCAAGGGGCGCATGGCCGTGGCAGGACGGCATCGACGTCCCGCTTGTCGAGGAAGCCGAGCGTTATCTCGTCACACTCGGCCCTCTCGATGCCCCTGTCGCGACCTGGCAGGTGGGGACACCCGAACTCGCGATCGAGCCCGCCTTGCTCGCGGAACTGTCCACCGCCTTCGCCGGACAATTCCTGCAGGTGCGCCAGCAAGGCACGCAAGCCCTTTCCGCGCCGCTTCTGCTGCGCTCCCTCCCATGA